TGCTGAAAACTTTTTAGCACGTTATTCTCCCGATACACAAGGTCATTTAAGTATCCATCATGACAATGCACATATTACTGCTTTAGTAAATTTATCATCTACTGATGATTATGTAGGTGGTGGAACTTGGTTTTGGCGACAAAAGAAATTATCAAGACCTCCACAAGGATATGTTACTGTTCACCCAGGAAATATTACACACAAACACGGTGCTCGTCCGATTATGGGCGGTAAACGATATATAATTGTTTCATTTATGAAAAACAAAGAATATTAATATGAGTATTATACAAGACAAACCAGTTAAAATTACTGATGAAGAGTTGCAAGAACTTAAGCAATTACAGCAAAATAAGCAAGATTTAATTTTTGCTTTAGGTGAATTAGAATACGAAAAATTGCGTTTAGATACGCAAAAACAAATACTAGAAGCGCAATTTAGTAAAGTTGCCCAAATGGAATTTGAATTATCCCAACGTATATCTGAAAAATATGGAGATAACAAAATAGATTTAAAAACTGGTAATTTAGAATCAATTATCGCTTAGTTTTGAATGTTTTTTATATATTTATCGTTGATAAAATACTATTAAAACATGGCTGAAACTTTATTATCTCCAGGGGTATTGACTCGCGAAAACGATCAATCCCAAATAACTTCAGGTCCTATTTCCGTTGGCGCTGCTATTGTAGGTCCAACTGTTAAAGGTCCAGTTCAAATCCCAACGTTAGTAACTACGTACTCTGATTACAAAAATAAATTCGGAGCGGCATTTATTAGTGGTGGTGTAACTTTAGAATATTTAACTTCTATTGCTGCGTATAACTACTTTCAACAAGGTGGTGAATCTCTATTAGTAGCAAGAGTAGTGTCTGGCTCAACAGCAGCATATACTCCATCTGTAACTACACAAATTACTAATTTAGGTGGTACTGGTCCTTCATTTGTTCTTGAGACACTTTCAGAAGGTGTTATTATGAACAATAATGGTCCATTATTATCAGGTGGTGCTTTAGCAAGTGGTTCAGTTGATAATGTTCGTTGGGAAATAACAAATGTTAACACAGGTAGTGGTACATTTAATATGATAATTCGCCAAGGTAATGATACACAAAATCAAAAATTAGTAGTTGAAACTTGGTTAAATCTTTCATTAGATCCAAATTCACCTAACTTTATTGAATATTTAATTGGTAACCAAGTAAAAAACTTAACTACCGATGCTGACCAAAACTTAGTAATTCAAGTTACTGGTTCTTATGTTAACCAAAGTAGATATGTTCGTGTTTCTAACGTTCCAAATCCTACACCAAATTATTTACAAAACAATGGTGCATTTACTCCTGCTTATACAGCTTCTTTACCTCAAGTAGGTTCAGGATCTGAAGGTGGAGCTTTTGCAAGTGCTTCTGGTGCTTTGTTTGGTAATGGTAGTGCTGGTTCTACAGGATTAAAAATGTTTACTCAAATCGATTCTATTAATATTCAAGGTTTATCTGGTAGTGACTACAGTAATGTAGTAAATTTACTATCAAATCAAGATGAATTTGATTATTCTTGGGTTGCTTTACCAGGTGTTAATACACAAAATGCTTCTGGAGTTATAAGTACATTAATGGCAAATTGTGAAAACAGAGGTGATTGTATGGCTATTGTTGATATGGTAAACTACGGTGCTCCACTTTCAACAGTTAATGGTGCTGCAAATAACTATGATTCTTCATATGGTGCTACTTATTGGCCTTGGGTTCAAGTATTATCTCAAGAAACTGGCAAATTAGTATTTGTTCCTGCTTCAACTATCATGACTGGTGTTTATGCTTATAATGATAAAGTAGCTGAAACTTGGTTTGCACCAGCTGGTTTTAACCGCGGTGGATTATCAGGTGTAATTCAAGCAGAAAGAAAATTATCTCCTTCAGATCGTGATAGTTTATATATTAACAAAGTAAACCCAATTGCAACGTTCCCAGGACAGGGTGTAGTAGCATTTGGTCAAAAGACATTACAATCAAAAGCATCAGCTCTTGATCGTGTAAATGTTCGTCGTTTGTTAATTACATTAAAAAGATACATTGGTAATATTGCTGATAATTTAGTATTCGAACAAAATACAGCTACTACAAGAAATAAATTCTTAAATCAAGTTAACCCTTATTTAGAGACAGTTCAACAAAAGCAAGGTTTATATGCTTATAAAGTAGTAATGGACGAATCAAACAACACAGCAGAAACTATTGATAGAAATCAGTTAGTAGGTGCTATTTATTTACAACCAACTAAGACAGCTGAATTTATTATCTTAGATTTCAATATTACACCAACTGGAGTTCAATTCGGTTAAGAAAAATAGATTAACAATATTTATATAAAACACAGAGTAAAATGGCAGTATTAAACCCGAACGAAATCATGTTCACAGCATTCGAACCTAAAGTTCAGAATCGCTTTATATTATATGTTGACGGTATTCCCGCTTATTTAATTAAAAAAGCTTCTGCTCCTGGATTTGAAGCTGGTGAAATCATATTAGATCATATGAACGTTTACCGTAAAGTAAAAGGTAAAGTTCGTTGGAATGATATGACTTTAGCTCTTTACGATCCTGTAGTTCCTTCTGGAGCTCAAGCAATAATGGAGTGGGCACGTTTAGCACACGAATCAGTAACTGGTCGTGATGGTTATTCAGATTTTTATAAAAAGGATTTAACATTAGACATCATGGGTCCAGTAGGAGATATCGTTTCTGAATGGATTATCAAGGGTGCTTATGTTAAAACAGCAACGTTTGGTGATTATGATTGGACAGCAGATGCTGCAATTGAATTATCAGTAACAATTGCTATGGATTATTGTATATTGAATTTCTAATAATAACAAATAATAAAGAATTGAGCGTTAAAGAAATTTAACGCTTTTTTTCTGCTTTTTTTTGTATTATATATATTTATATCAAACAATAACGTTATAAATTTATGGAACAAAATTATGTTACAAATGTAGGTCAACAAGAACCTAAATTCAAATTCCCAACCGAAATCGTTGAATTGCCTTCTAAAGGATTATTATATCCAGAAGAAAATCCATTAGCTAGTGGGAAAGTAGAAATAAAATATATGACCGCTAAGGAAGAAGATATTTTATCAAACCAAAACTACCTTAGACAAGGTACAGTAATTGACAAATTACTTCAATCATTAATCGTAACTAAAATTAATTACAGTGACTTATTAATTGGTGATAAAAACGCTATATTAATTGCTGCTCGTATTTTAGGTTATGGTAAAGATTATGAATTTGAGTATGAACATCCTGATTGGGATGGCGCTAAAAAAGTAAGTGTTGACTTAACTTCTTTAGAAAACAAACCACTAAGAGAAGATTTAATTAATAAAGGTACTAACTCATTTGAATTTACTCTTCCGAGTACTAATACTACTGTTACTTTTAAAGCATTAACTCATGGTGATGAACAATCTATTGATCGTGAACTTAAGGGTTTACAAAAAGTAAATTCTGCACCTTCTGAAGTATCAACAAGAATGAAATATATCATTACATCAGTAAATGGTGATACAGATAAAAAAACAGTTCGTGAGTTCGTAGACAATTATTTCTTAGCCAAGGATTTAAGAGCATTTAGACACTACTATAAAGAAGTTGTTCCGGATGTTGATTTAAAAACTACTATTGAAGTCGATGGTTACGTGGAGGAGGGCGTAGAAATCTCCATAGGAGTTAACTTTTTTTGGCCTGACGCCAACATATAGAATTAATCTATTTAGAACAATACATGAGATAGTTTTTCATGGAGGTGGTGGGTATGATTGGCATACTGTATATGAAATGCCCGTTTGGTTAAGAACGTTTACTTTTAATTCATTAAAAGAACATTTTGATAAAATCAAAGAAAAACAAGACGAGCGCAATAACGTGATGACAAATCAACAAACCTCTAAAAAAGAAATAGCTCGACCGAATATCGCGCCAAAAACCGCATATACTACTACAAATAAGGCACCTAATCCCTAGGTGCCTTAATATTTATCTACGATATGGCAGATCCAAACCAACAATTAAACGATGCAAAAAAACGCATTCAAGAACTAGACGCTGAAATTAAGCGTTTAGGTGGTGAAGGTTTTAAAAATGTTAACCAAGTTGTGCAAGCACTAGGAAATAATCTTCAAGACGCTACCAAACAAGTTAAATTAATGGAAGGCGAAGTTGATGAGTTAAAAAACACATTTGGAAACATTGCCAGTACTTTAAAAAACATAGTTGCCGATATTAATGGAAGTGTTAAAACTTCAACTTTATTAACTCGTAATTTTAACAAATTAGAGGATTTAGCTAATAAAATTCAAAGACATAGAGAAGAGGAAAATGTTCTTACTGTTAAAGAATTAAAGGAACTTGAAAAAAAGGTTAAAAAAGAAAAAGAAGCCTTAGACGTTAATTATAAACAAGCTAAAGCAGAAGCAGATATATTAGCCGCTAAGATAAAAAGTGGAAAAGCATCAGCTAAAGATACTGAAGAACATAAAAAATTATCATCCTATACAGACGAAATAGCTCAAGCACTAGCAGATAAAGTAAGCTATTTAAATCAGATAGTTCCTTTAACTGAAAAGGAAAGGAAAGAAGAAGAACGTATTCAAAAATCTCTCGGTCTCACAGGAAGTATAATGGGTGGTATTACTAAAGTTTTTGAAAAAATAGGTATTCAAAGTAAATACTTTGAAGATATAAATAAAGACTTAAGAGATGCTGCTAAGGAAGCTGGTAGTAATAAATGGAGTGTATTAGGAGCAGGATTAGGAAGTATAGGAAAAGGATTAATGAACTCATTAAAAGATCCTCTTGTTCAAATAACTTTATTGGTTAAATTATTTCAAGGTCTTTATAACTTAGGAACTTCATACAATAAAGAAATAGCTGAAACCGGAAAACAATATGGTTTAAATGCTCAAGGAGCTAAAGCTATGGTTAGTTATCAACAAATGTTAGTAGCTGGTTCTCATGATGAATATGCTACAAGAAAAGAAGTAGCTAAAGCTGTAGGAGCAATAAATGGTAGTTTAGGTACTACTGCCTTGTTGAGCCAAGAGATAGTTGATGGCCAAATGGAATTAACTGAACTTTATGGTTTACAAGAAGATGAAGCTACTAACATATCAAAAATGGCTCTTTTAAACAATACTACTCAGGGAGATATTGTTGCAAATATTTCTAAAGAGAATAAGGGGTTAATGAGTAACTCTAAGGTATTAAAAGAAGTAGCTAAGACTAGTGGTCAATTAGCTGCTTTTTATAAAAATAATCCTATGTTAATTGCTAAAGCAGTTGAACAAGCTCATAAATTAGGATTAACATTAGAACAAACCAAAGGTATATCAGATCAACTTTTAGATATTGAATCTTCACTTCAAAATGAATATGAAGCAGAGGCTTTAATTGGTAGAGATATTAACTTAAACCAAGCAAGATATCTTGCAATGCAAGGTGATTCTGCTGGAGCCGCTGCTGAAGTCCTTAAAAATATAAAATCATCAGCTGAATTCACTAACATGAATAGAATTCAGCAGGATGCCTTAGCTAAATCATTAGGTATGTCATCTGATGAATTAGCTAATAGTTTAGTAGCACAAGAACAACTTAGTAAACTATCAGGGCAACAGAGAAAAGTATACGAACAAATTAAAAAAGATAAAGGTGAAGCAGCAGCTAATGAAGCATTAAATGCTTTAAAAACAGGTAAAAGTCTTGAAGCATCTAAAATGCAATTAGACACCCAAAAACAAATGGAAGCTGCTGTTGAAAGAATGAAAGAATCATTTGCCGCTATAGTAGCAGGTCCTTTAGGGGGATTTGTTGAAGGTTTAGCTTCATCTGTTTCATTTGTAAGTTCAATACTTACAAAATTAGGTAGTGTTTTTGGAATGGGGGGTGGTGGAGGTGTAGGTAAAGCTATAGGGATGGTAGTAGGAGGAGCAGGCATGATTGCGGGACTAGTTGCTGTCATATTTGGTATAAAAAACATGGTTCAAAGATTAAGTGATACTGTAAAAGGAAAAAAGAAACACGATGGATCTACATCTGGACAGGCTCTGTATGTAGATGTTGTTGGAGATGGTTCTGGTGGTGGCGGTAGAACTGGTGGGGGTGGGGGAAGAAGAGGTAGAAGAGGTAGAGGTGGGAAAACAGGAAGAAAAGGTGGTAGAACAGGAGGAAGAGGAAGAGGT